ATCAAATCAATACTCTGGCTAACACATTGTATCATGAAGCTAACACTATTGTAAATAGTTTGACTGCTGAAGGTGGTGGAGAAGGTGGTGGACCTACGTATTATATGTCTTCTTTGTCTCAAAGTGTGGTTTTACAGTATAGTAAGGATTTTGCAAATGTTGTGATTTTGATGACAGAGAGAGAAAACTCAGATTTGGCGTTTTATGCTAATTTGAAGAATCTAATCACAAATTACAATACCACAAAACAACTCACAAACTTAGGCGATAGTCAAAGTTACTTGGTTAACAATTTCATTGGTACACAAAAAGCAATAACCAGAATCAATTCCTAAAATTCGAAAATCCTGTCCGGCCTCCGAAAAAGTCCGGACGCAATCCAAGAATCCAAAAAGCGAATTTACTCCTAGGCTCTATAAATAAACAATGGCACAATTAAAGAAGATTTACTCAGACATAGACCTTACATTCAACCGAGTACCGGTTACAAATGATATTGCTCTAAGATATGATGACCAAGCAGTCATTGCTTCGGTCCGTAATCTACTTTTGACTAATTTTTATGAAAGACCATTTCAACCAACAGTTGGATCGAATATTGATAAGTTGTTGTTTGAACCCATTACAAATCTAACATCAGGATTGATTAGTGATGAAATAAAAACAGTAATAGCAAATTTTGAGCCAAGAGCAACTGTTGATACAATCAGTGTAACTCCACAACCAGATAACAATGCTTTTTTTGTTACAATTCAGCTATACATAGGGAATAATACTTTGCCAACGGCAGTAAACTTACTTCTTCAAAGGTCTAGATAATGGCATCGTCCAATACAAACGTACAACTTACTGACTTAGATTTCAGTAATATCAAGAAAAATTTCATTGCTTATCTACAACAGCAAGATACTTTCAAAGACTATAACTTTGAAGGTTCTGCCATGTCTACCTTGTTGGATGTTTTAGCTTACAACACACAATATAATTCTTTCTATTTGAACATGGTGGCTAATGAGATGTTCTTAGATACAGCATTACAAAGAAGTTCTGTTGTTTCTCAAGCCAAAGCATTGAACTATACACCAAAATCTGCTATTGCACCAACAGCTTTTATTAATTTTACTGGTCATGGCATATCGAGTAACACATTTATTATACCTAAATTCACCAAATTTATGTCTGAAGCTATTGGTGGAGTTAATTATAATTTTGTAACAACAGATACTGTTACTGTTCCTGCCGTTGGTGGCACTGCAACTGTTACTGGTTTGGAATTGAAACAAGGTATACCATCAAATTATACATTCACGGTAAATTCTACCACAAATCCAAATTATGTGTTTGAAATACCAGATTCCAACATAGATACAACTACCATTCAAGTTTTGGTACAACAATCAGTATCAAATACATACTACGACATTTATAAGCCAGCCAATGACTATCTGACTTTAGATTCAACTTCTAACGTTTATTTCTTACAAGAAGCACTAAATGGTAACTATCAATTGGTGTTTGGTGATGGCGTTTTAGGTAAAAAATTATCCGATAATAACCTTGTTGTAGTTTCTTATGTCTCAACAGAAGGTTCAGCAGCTGCAGGTGCCAATAACTTTGTATTGATGAGTTCAATATCGAATCTAGGTTCATATGTGATAAATCCGGTGACTAAAGCATCACAAGGTGGCCAAAAAGAATCAATAGAATCTATTAAATTTCAGGCACCCAAATCATTCTCAGCACAGAATCGTGCAGTAACTAAAGAAGATTACATCACACTCATTCAACAAAATAACTTAGGTATTTCTTTTGATGCTGTGAATACATGGGGTGGTGAACAGAATAATCCTCCAGTATATGGACAAGTTTTTATTGCTTTGAAACCAACAGGTGGTTATTCATTAACTGATACACAGAAACAAAGATTAATTGCCGATGTAATTAAGCCAATCTCTGTGTTGACAGTTGAACCAACAATTGTTGATCCGGATTACACTTATGTTCAGGTTACAGCTAATGTTCTGTACGATCCTAAGAAAACTACATTGACAGCAAACGGTATTTCAAATGTTGTGTCAACAGCAATTAATAGATTTGCTGCCAATACACTCAACACTTTTAATTCAACATTTTCTGTATCTGATTTGATTTATTCAATTCAAAATTCAAATCAATCTATTATTACTAATGAAGTAACAATACAATTACAAAAGAAATTTTATCCAAACTTAAATAATTCCACAAATTATAAATTCTATTTCAATGTACCTATTAAGAAAGGTACATTCTTGAGTGGTATCAATAGTTCTCCGGCTTTACAGTATTTTGATGGAACAAATATTGTTGATGGTGTTTATCTACAAGAAATACCACAGTTTACACAAGGTGTGGAATCAATTTCTGTACTCAACCCTGGTTATGGTTATCAAACCGCACCAACAGTTACAATTAACGGTGATGGAACTGGAGCAACGGCTGAAGCTATAATTAATGGTGCAGGTTCTATTACGGCAATTAATGTATTAACATCAGGCAATAATTACACAGTTGCATATGCAACTATTACACCAGCAACTAATGATACGACAGGACAATTAGGATCAGCTACAGTCAACTTACAAGGTAGATATGGTACATTGAGTTTATATCGTATTGATGGCGTGAATGGTAAGGTTGTGGTGAATTCCAACATAGGTACTGTTGATTATGCTTCGGGTATTATAACTTTAACAGCATTTAATCCATATCAAGTTGATAATCCTTTGGGTCAAATGACAATATCGGTTAATCCAACAACAACAATTGTTTCTTCAACTTACAATAGAATTATTACGGTTGATCCATATGATTCAAATGCTATCATTGTAAATGTTACTGCTAAAACATCATGATAACTAGCGGACATAAAACCTCTCTATTAATACCGTCACAACTGCCCGAGTTTATACGGGATAATCCAGACTATGATAAGTTTGTGGCCTTTCTACAAGCTTACTATGAGTGGATGGAAACAAATGGCCAGGTTATTGATAGAACACAAAATATTTTAAATTATAAAGATATTGATACAACATCTGATGAATTTTTAAATTACTTTATCAATGATTTTTTACAATATTTTCCACAAGATGCGTTAATTAGTAAATCTACAGCAGTTAAGGTGGCAAAACAATTGTACCAATCAAAAGGTACACCAGCATCATATCAATTTTTGTTCAGAATATTATACGATTCAGATTTTGATGTATTCTACACCAAGGATTCTGTTTTAAAAGCTTCAGCTGGTAATTGGTACGTGGCCAAATCTTTGAAATTGGCCACTTTGGATTCTAATTTTCAAAATATTAACAATTTAAGATTGTTTGGTGAAACAACAAAATCTATTGCTACAGTTGAAAACTCTGTTGTTGCAGGTACAAAAACCGAAGTATTCATTTCTAATATTGAACGTCTGTTTCAATCTGGAGAATTTGTTCGTGTTGTAGATAATGCCAATCAAACTGTACTATTCAATGGTCAACCACTTAGAGCAAAGATTGTTGGTCAAATTAGTCAAATTAAAATTGATCCTATTAATCGTGGTCAGTTTTATCAAACTGGAGATCCAGTTATTGTTTATGGTGGTTTAAATTCTGCCAACGGCCACGGTGCTCAAGCAGCAGTTGGTACTACAACATTAGGTTCAATTCAAAATATCAATATTGTTAATGGAGGATTTGGTTATACTGAAAATCCAAATACTATTCTTAATATATCAAATGCTCCTGGTGCTTCAGCTATTGTTGGTTCTTTAGATCCAGCAGCTAACACTAGAGCCAATGTTACATATGTACCATTAGATTCTATTATCTTAAAACGATATACTACATTAGGTAATGGTGTTTGGAATGGAATTTCTGGATCACCTGGAATTTATCACTTTGCGAATCTTGATAGTTCAAATGCCAATACTAAATTATCAGATGCATTTAGTTTTTTAAATATACCAACTTATCCAATATCATCTGTATTATTGAAGATTGGCGGTCTCGGCATTTCTAAAACTCCTGTTGTAACTGCTGAGTCTAGATATTTGGATGATTATGGTGACTATACGGACCTAACAAATATTGGTATCTTATCACCAATTCAAATTATTTCTGGTGGCCAAGGTTATCAAGCAAATGACACTATCACATTTACTGGTGGTTCTGGTTATGGTGCTGCAGCTAATGTCTCTAGTGTGGATGTTAATGGTGCAATCACCTCTATCAATTATGTTAGTGATGGATTTTATCCCTTTGGTGGCATGGGATACACATTAACATCTTTACCTAGTTTGAATGTCAATTCGGCTAATGCTCAAGCTCACGGTGCGAGTCTATATGTACCAGGAATATTAGGCACAGGAGCAACATTCACAGTCAGTACAGATAAAGCTGGTTCCATTATAACAATTAATTTGATTGATTCGGGTGAAGACTATGTTTCCACACCTAATGTATCACTTAAAGTTGAAGACATTGTTGTGTCTAATGTGAGTATTGCTAATATTCCGCAGTTTGGTGATGTAGTGTATCAAGGTACAGATATATCGGTTGCCACTTATTCAGCAAAAGTAAACAATGCTACGTTATTGCAACCTAATGGTGATCCAACGCTAAGTCTTTATAACCTAAGAGTGTTTGAATATAGCAGTGTTCCCGATCCAACAAAAGATTTAAAAATTGTTGGTAAAAACATTAACTTGGTTATGGCCAATACAAAATTTAATTCAAATTATAATACAAATGGTGTTAGAATTTATGGTGATGGCAGAGCAAAGGCTAATGCTTCATTCTTAAATGGTCTTGTATTAAGTCAAGGTCAATACTTAGACAAGAGCGGACAACCAAGTTCATTTGATGTGTTACAAAGTTCACAATACAACAATTTTACATACAAAATTACTGTACAAAAAGAAATTGCTAAGTATAGAGACATATTATTGAATCTATTGCATCCAAGCGGTATGCAAGCCTTAGGTCGTTATGCTTTGAATTCTAATACAAACTTCTCATCAACCGGATATACAAATCTAACGATTGGTTATCCACTTTCATATTATACAGGATCAGAAGCTTCATATGTATCAATGAATTTTCCATCAGGCAATGAAGTTACATTTTATAATATGAATGGTGTTAGTATAATGGATACAACTTCACCAAATACATCTTTAACTTTTACAACAGCAAATGGTTTTATTATAACTTCTGATGTTGCCAGTTCAAATTCACAAGCCAATACTGTTACTCTAAAAGATAGTGTACTGATTGTAGATATTGCGGGTTATAGAGCTAATGCTAACAATGTATTGATTTTTGGAACAAGTATTTTCAATTAAAGACAGATAAATAAAGACTATGACTACCACAAACCTACTCACCTATAACGCAAAAGTATCTTCTGTTGAACAGGTATATTTTTCACCTGTGGCTGTTGTGCCACCATATTATACAATTCCTTTGTCTTCGATATATTGTTTTTTATCTAAAGTGGATCCTTGGACTGATGATAATAATCCTCCAGTGCCAACACAAGACCAAAGATATATCAAACAAACTTTTAAAAATATGTTCGTGGCCAAAGCGGTGCAATCAAATGAATTATCACCAGTAATCAAAAGAGTCAATTGGACTACAGGTATCACATATGATTATTACCGTGATGATGTGGATATGTTTCAAACAAATGTAGATGGCAGTTATGTTTTAAATTTTTATGTAAAGAATAGATACGACCAAGTATTCAAGTGTTTATGGAATAATAATGGTCAACCATCTACATACGAGCCTTTTTTTGAGCCGGGTTCTTACGGAACAAACAACATTTATCAATCAGTTGATGGTTACAAATGGAAATATATCTACACGATTGATTTGGGTTCAAAAGTTAATTTCATGGACACTAATTGGATGCCAGTACCAGTTGGTGCCAATACACCAAATCCATTGGTAACTTCTGCTGGTGCAGGTAGTTTAGATGTGATTAATGTAACAAATGGTGGTTCAGGATATGATCCAGCCAATGCGGTTATCACGGTTACAGTTACGGGTGATGGTTCTAATGCTACAGGTACTGCTGTCGTATCTGGTGGAGCAATTACTAATATTGTAGTGACAAGTCCTGGAACTAACTATACTAAGGCAAATGTATCTATCAGTTCATCATTAGGTTCTGGTGCAGTAGCCTTTGCACCAACATCACCAATTGGTGGCCACGGTTTTGATCCTGTTTCTGAATTGGGTGCATCACATATCATGTTTTCAATAGAATTTAATGGTTCTGAGAGTGGAAACATTCCAACAGACATTACATATCATCAATTAGGCATTGTGATTAATCCAACTACATTAGAAACTAATCCAGCTCCAGCTAACGGTACAATTTATAAAACAACAACAGATTTTGTTGTTGCTTCAGGCAAAGGCGTTTATGTTAATGATGAAATTGTACATCAGTTCGACAAAGACGGAAATGTAACATTTACAGGTACTGTATTGAGTTTTGATGTAGCAAGCAATGTAATTAGACTCATAAATACAACAGGAACAATAACAAACAATTCTTCCGTTAAAGGTAATACATCATCGACCACGAGAACATTATTGACATATAGTGTTCCAAACTTTCAAATCTTCTCCGGATACATGTCATATATAGAAAATAGAAGTGGCATAACAAGAAGTGCCGATGGCATCGAACAATTTAAGTTGGTA